CCATTCTTTATCTTATTGACTTCTTCGTCAGCAACTCTAGATTTTTGGCTAATTAAATCTGTTTTAGTCTTAAATTCAGAAAGAAGAATGGCATGGTCGTCTGATTCTTGTTGTTTTTCTGCAATTTTAGACGTTAATTCATCTTCAATTTTTTGTTTTTTAACAGTTAGTTTTTCTTTTAGTTCGCTTAACTGATTTATGTATGTTTCTAAATTAGACTGGTTTCTAGAAATAGCAAGTTCTAATAGGTCAGATTCACTTTTAATTTCACGTAAAGATTCTTTAACTTTGGCTCTCATGTCAGAGAGAATATCTATTCCAAATATTCTATCCACTATTTTACGCTTATCGTCCTTTGTTAGGTTAACAAATGACTTAAAATCATCAAATGAAAGGCTAATTGTGTTACAAAAAACGCTAAATGGAATCTTGGATAGTTCTTCCTCAATGAACTCATCAACTTTTCTTTTATCTGGTAGATTAAAAACACTACCATTTATCTTAATGTTACTAAAGTTAGGATCTATTCCTCTATCTAGCTCTATCTGCTCGCCTAAAGTAGTTTCAAACTTAATGTTTGTGTATGCGTTCTTGTTTATCCAATTAGGTATGTCTTTCATCTTACGAATGGCAGACCTGCCGTAAATGGAAACAGTTAAGGCCTCCTTAATTGAAGACTTACCAGCTCCATTTTCGCCCTCAACCAGTATTAACTTAGGACCATCAGTAAATTTGAAAGTCTGTAGTTTGTTTCCATAAGATAGTATGTTTCTATAAGAAAACTCTAATAGCTTCATTGGTCGTAGTGTTTAGTGTTTCTAAGAGAATCATATATCTCTTTAAATTTGTTGGTTATTTGTGAGTTTTGATATTCTGGGAAGTTCATCTCTATTAGTCTTTCCTCTAATATACTAAAAATGTTGTATTCATAGGTGGAATCAAGTTCAACTTGACTTCTAGATTTTATTTGCTCCAATGAATATGACGAAAATTCTAATCGACGATGTCCTAGATTCTTTATTAATTCAGTAAACCTAGATATTGAGAATCTTTGAGAAAGACTTGCCTCCATTGTGACGTCAACAAAATTATTATTGAATATCTTACCTAATTCAGTTAAATTTAGGTCAAGTAATTCAGTCACATCAAACTTTAGATGTTTCGGTGAAAGTGTGTTAGGGACGAATTTTTCTTTTATTTTTGTGTTAGAAAGATCTAGCACATAAAAGCCTTTTTCATTGCCTCTATCCCCACGGTCCATTTCAAATGGAGTTCCAACATAAAGAACATTACCGCTTTCCTGACGTATATGAATGTGGCCTGAGTAGATTCTCTTGAATCCTTTAATATCTTCTTGTTCTAGTCCATGTTCAAGCTTAGTTGCTTTATTTAGGCTAAAGCCTTTAAAGTCAGTGTGACAAAATACATAGTCAGATGAAGAGTTTTTAGAGATAACGTCTTTTAAAGAATCTAGATTTTCTATCCAAGGTAACATTAAAAAATTATGATTGCCCATCTTTAACTGAGCAGGTTTATCAAATATATGAAAGTTGTCAAAAATCCTATCAAATCCCTCTAAGGAATGAGTATCTGTTCTATCTTTGTAGTAAACATCATGATTTCCAAGTATGACATAAACTCCTTTCTTAAACTTTTTAGCGAAGGTCTCAGCAATCTTTATGGAAAGCTTATAGATTCGAGTATTAGTAGATTCTCGTACGTGATTCCAGTCTCCAACTTGAACTAGGATGTCGGTTGCTGGATCAAAGCCTTCTTCGTCTACTTGATTAAGGAAAAAGTTTATTAAATAGTCTTGTTGTATTTCTGACCATTCTAATGAGTTGTTTCTTAAACCTAGATGTAGGTCTCCGAGTACAAATATTTTCCTAACTTTTTCTAATATCATAGTTGATTAGCTAACTTGTCCAAGTCTATTACTCTAAGTATGCTTTTAAGTTTAGCTAAGGCTTCATCTAATTCAGTAGGGGTAGTAAATGAATACGTTTGAGTCGTAACACCAGATGATACTATTAAATCGGTACCTGGTGAGCCGATTGCCTCTATACTGTATACATTATCTAGATTCAAGTAAATAGAACCAGTCGAGTGAGTTAGCTTGATAAAAGTCATATTAGTGTATCTTTTTTTTTTGCATTTTGCCGTCTAAGAAATTGTATTTTTTATCTAATTCAATTAACAATAACTCTTGAGCATCGGTGTCTAGGGAATCAAATATCTTCTTGTAATCAAAACCTGAAAAAGAAGAAATTGCTTCTAAGACATAAATTGGGCTATAGAAGCTGGTTGTGCCTTTTGATTTATCTAAAGAATTATGAATCTTATTAAAGATTACACTTATTTCTTCCTTAGCAAACTTGTTTTTAAAGGTTAGTGATTCATCTATTTTATGAAAAACTTTATTATTTAAAAAATCGTCGCTTTTTATAAAATCAAATATTCCATCTAAAATAAACTTAGCTTCTAAATTCTCTTCATATTCATAGACGTCCTTTAAGTAAGAGTCAGAATAGTCGGCTACTACCGATATTTTTTTAGAAAACTCATATTCTTCGGTTTCTTTTAGACCTTCACCAGTATTATACCGATTGTTAAATATTTTATCTTCTTTGTGTACTAACTCATCTGAGTCGTTTACGTTTTCGTTTGTTTCTTCATCATTTGACATTAAAATTAATTATTTTTATATTGATGCAAAAAGAGAGTCATAATCTTCTTCTAAGTTAACAACTGTGCTGTTTTGCTCTTCTATTTTTTTATCTATTTCTTGATATTCTGTGCGAAGTTCATCTGCCATTCTAGTTACTTCTTCATCGTCGCTATAGAACTCGCTGTTTATTCCAGACTCTTCAGTGAGTCTAAAAAAGTCCTTTTGCATACTAAAAAACTTATAGCTTTCTTCATACCCATTATCTCGATTAGCTATCACTTTTATCTTCATTCTGCTTTCTAATGGACTCCGCATTAGTCCAAAAAGAGAATCTACTGTGTGTATTAGACCAAAGGATTCAGCAACTGACTCCATACCTAAATCAAAGTTATCTACGTCCTCTCTTCGTATTTGAGTTGCGCTGATAATACACCATTCATTTCTCATTGCTACACCTCTAAGCTCTTCAGAAATAGCCTTTATTTTTTCATAAAGTCCATTTTGATCCTTAATTGGTCTAAGTAAGTTTAGGTAATCAACTACTATTACTTTAAACTTCTTGTTCATCTTCTGTTCAAGTCGTAAGAAATAGTTTTCTATATCAATAGCAGTAGCTCCACCAGTTGGAAACTCCTTAACTATTAATTCGCCTATCGTTCTACCGCTGTCCTTAAGCGCTTGAATTTTATTTTGAATTAGCTTAGTTGCATTTTCATCTGTAATCTTAGCATAGTCTTCGCCGGGTATATTTAGGATATTTGAACCTATTCTTTTCATGTATGCACGATCAGCAAGCTCAACAGTTACTAAACCAGTAACGTTTCCAGTCAAAAAGGATCGAGCTGCAATATTACCTAGAACCATTGACTTACCTACTTTAGGTCGACCTTGGAAAACTACTAATGCTTTTGAATTCCAACCGCCTCCTTGAACTTTATCTAAAAAACTAAAACCTGTCGGGCTTCCGCTTTTAGAAATTTGAATATGAGAATCAGGATTAAAGAAATTAAGACCAGTGTCTCCACTTGAAAAATTGATCGCTAATTTATTACTAATATCGTTTCTTACTTTTTGTGAAATCTGATCAATATTGTCTGGATCAATGGCAGTAGTCTTTAAATATGTGAAAAGATCAGCAACAGTCAAGTTAAGGTTTCTAAGAAGTATAAAAGACCTTACATACTTATAGAGATAATCATAATTATACTCACTTAGTGAAAATGCATATAGGTCTTCAAACTCTGCTTCTGAAACTGAATAGTTAAGTAGTTCTAAGTAGGTTCTTAATTCTTTTGGATTTGGTATCTTTTCATATTCTTTAAAAAACTTAAGAGCAGCTTTGAAAGATTCTTGGCGTATATCATCGTTAAAATAACTAGGCCTAAGCATCGGCATTAGTTCTTCTTTTCTTAGCGAGTCGTGACTACTTGGCTTAATATCATTAACATCATTTCTGGTGTTAAGTACAAAGTTCCAAACCATTTTCTCTAACGAGTCAATATTTTCAGTGAAATCAATCATTTATTTGATAAAAGTGTTTTAGTGCGTTTTTTGTAAAAAATATAGACTCCCCTTTTGATATTAATAATTCGTCCTTTAATAAAGCCTTTAGATATTGAACTATCTCTTCCTTAAAAGTTTCATCTTTAATTCTGTCACTAAATACGTACTTTAGTGATTTAGAAGAAAATTTAAAAGAACCCATATCAAGATCCTTTGCTTTAGTTGCATATACTCTAATTAAATATTGAGATATCTCAAATATAGGATAATACTTATCTCTCATGGAATCTTCTCCATGTAAACCAAGATAATATTTTATAGGTAGGTCTTCTCTAAGCAGCATCGTCGTCATCTTCATCAGTAAGATTTGATAACTCATCGTTCTCTAGAAGATCGATCTCAGCTTGAGTTTCTGGAAATTTAAAAGTTGGTTTGATTACTTTTGCATCAAGTTCTTTTAAAACATCATTTGTGAATAATTTACCAGTAAAGAAATCCTTTAATGGAACTAATTCACCGCTATGTCGAATGACGTAGCTTTTTCCTAGCTTCTTAGGTAAAAAATAAAATTTCTCTCCACCTACCTCAAACTCAGAACAAATAGACTGTTCGTCTGCTTTTAGTTTTAAGTATTCCTTTTCAGTAAGTTTATTACCTCGACCTGCTCCGCAGTTTTCCCAACTAACAAATTGTTCTAGTCCAACATATTGATTCATTCCTTTATGGAAAGAAATGTGGAACTCTATATCAATAGGTTTTGCAAGACGGTTTTTTCTGGTTTTAGATCGAACTATAATTCCAGTTGTGGTCTTGGCTTCGTCTCTTAAAGTACCTTTACTTAACATAAGGATGATTGATGCAGAGAATTCTGGACCTCCGCCACCAGACATACCTTTTGGTGTGTACTGATCCATTGAAGCATATGTGTGATTGGTAAAAATGAAAGGAACTTTTAGGTTAGAAAGATCTAAAGTAAAAGACTTAAACATTGCTCTTAGTTCTTTAGAGCGAAGTCCCATGTCTGCTGCATTCTTACCTGCATCCATGTCTCTCTTACTTTTATCAGTATCTAACATGCCTACTGAATCTACTACGATCGCTGCCTTTAAGCCGGTCGTCTCTTTCATAGTATCAATAAAGTCATTTATAAAGAATTTAACTTCGCTAATTAGACCTATTCGTAAATATTTTAATTTTTCAAGATCTACTCCAAACTTTTCATAGTCGGATCGATCGATTGCTCCCTCAGTATCTATGTAAAATACAAAATAATCTTTCTTTTGTAGTTCCCTAACTGCATTTAAGCATAGAAAAGTTTTACCTGATCCTGAATCTCCAGCAATACCGATACTTCTAGTGTTTGGATAGCCTCCAAATAATGAACCTGATAGCTGAGCATTAAGTAAGTAGTTTCCAGTTGGGATATATTCATCTATATCTGAAAAACCCATTAAAGTAACTTTAGACTTTACTTTTTTCTCTAATATGTCATTGAATTTGTTAAACGCTGAAATTGCGTCTTTTGAACTTGCCATAGTTTTTTATTTTCTTTTACTATAGAAACTATAAATAGTTCTATTCTGAGATATAAGAAAGAAGTAAAAGAGTGCAGGCAAGTACTAAGGAATCGGTGATTTCACCGTTCATTACTCTACTTAATCTAGTCTTGTCTAGTGAGTGCTTATTCGTAGAATTAGAAAGAGTAAAACCAGTAGGGTCTTCTGAATATGGGTTTAGATTAACTGCGTATGCATGATAAGTCTTTTGAAATGGAGCTCCGTGTTGTACTTTACCTATGTAATAGATGTCGTTGGGCTCTACTTTTTTTAATCCTAATTCAACTTCCATACAAGAGATTAGAGAGTCATGATAAGTATCAAACTCATCAGGAACAAGAGTCTTAGTGATACACTTTTTATTTGGTGAGTCCAAAATATGATCGTAAAATCCATGAAGATATATGTTTTTAATTTGGCCACTCTCATTTGTATCAAATGGAATTATGCAAATTGAATCACTTTGAGCAACGACTCTCCTAAAATCTCCAGCTTCTCCTTTGAAGCTTACGACTTTGTACTTATCGTCTACATAATCTTCTTTTCTTATTACGTGTTCTTTATTCATGAATTTCGGTAAAATTTATACCGCTCGGCGTAGTTTGTTTTTCTTCAAAAAGCTTGGCGATAGATTCTTTGACTACTGTTTTATTTATCACTCTAAAAACATAGTCGGTGAGTTCGTCCATAAATTTATTCTTGTCTTTAGCATTTGAATAAAGCATAGCTAAAAAATTCTGATCAGGAAGCTTAACAGTAACGCCTAAACCTATTTCACGGTCCTCAGAGTCAAACATTTCAAACATGCTGGCAACTTGCTGAGTCGGTTGAGCCTGATTACCATTTTGAGTAAACGATTGAGGATTATTAGTAGAAACAGGTTGAACTTTAGGCTTATTTACTGGTCGAGCAGGACCAGCAATAGATTCTACTTCAGCTCTACTTAACGGCTGCATGTCCTCAGTCAACATAAAAAGAGAAGAATTTAGGTGCTCAGTATCTATTGAAGAGCCATCATCAAAGATAGCAAAAAAACGATTACCTTTAGGTTCTATTTTTTTACAGTGAACTACCTTTCCAAGTAGTTCAGGTCGAGGTGTTTTTATCCATTGGAACTTTTGACCACCAAAGTTCTCCATTAACTGAATGAGTCTTTCTTCGTTAAACATAATATTGTTATTATTTTTTTTATTGCTCAAATAATTCTTCCATAGTGGAAGCATTTTTAGTCTTTTCAATAGCTTTTTGAAAATCATCTTCAATAAATTTTTCTTGAGTTCCATCAGTTACTGTTGTTAAACCAAATGTAGAAAATGGACGAGCTGCAACTGGTGTAGATAAAACTTCTGCTGCTCGAGCTTCGCTTTTTAAACCTTCTAACTTCTTTCTAATGTCCTTTATGTGTTGAACAGAGGGTTTGTTTTTACAGGCATCAAGAAGGCCTTCTAACCAATTTGTAAATCTTTCATTTGAATTCATACTATATTTTATTTTTTTAAATTTTTAATGTTTTTTATCTCGCCTTGAGTTTTTATCCGCTCGTTGTATAACTTAGTTAATATAGATCGAGCAACAGAATCAGTTTTTCCGCTAAATGCTGTGTTATTTTTAGTGTGTATATCTTTTTCATCAAGTTTGATTTCGTCTAACTTTCCAATATATGTATCTGGAGATATATTAAACTGTATCTGTATGTTAGGATACATTGATGAAAAGTCATAGCACGCAATTGCACCATAATATCCTGGAACAGGGTCCTTTACGTATGCACCCTCATATGTAGCATTAATGTCATTTGTTTCTCCCCAAGGAAGCTTCATCATTTTTAAGTTCTTGTTTAGAAACTCTCGACACATAAGGACCTCAGCTATGTAAACTGGACTAAATACTTTGTTGATTTCTACTTGTGCAACATTTGCCATTGAAAAGGCAACGTCTAAAATAGAAAGCTTGTCCTCTATCAACTTAACTAAGATAACGTCGATTACGTTGTACATAGTAAACAAATAAACATCTTTTTGAAATTCCATAAAGGAGTCATATTTGTGTTTAAGTTTAGCTGTTCCTAAAACTAGTCCTGAAATATAGTCTAGTTTATAGTTTTCAATTACTTTGTACGGTTTAAGTTTTTCAAAGACTTGCATGTAATCTAAAACACCTAGGTGAGTAGGAACCTTTACTTTTGAAAAAGTAGTTTTAGTTGGCATGTTTTCTACTGGATCAATATTGATATTTTTTGCTCTATTCATTAGGTATTTCCAGTCAAATTCAGTAACATTCCAGCCCGTAACAAAAGAAAGGTGAGGCATGACTTTGTGAAAAAAGAATTCCATAAGCTCTTTCTCAGTAGTAAAAAACTTATATTTGATCTTAAAGTCTTGTTCAAATAGGCTAGCATCTTCTGGTTTAAGAGGTACTGTCTTTTTAAAATATTCATTAACTTCTTTTTCCATTTTATCTATTTGACTTTGATCTAATCCATCAGGTTGATCTTCAGCAGTTAACATAGATAGTATATAAGTTACATTGTCTTCATTACAAAAAGATATTAGACCTACTGGCATTTTAGCTTTTTCTGGTTCTGGAAAGGAATCATCTATCAACTTAATCTCAATATCAAGATAAGTCTTCTTAGGATAGTTATCAAAATTATAAATGAGCTCAGTTTCTTCAGGTGTAAACTTTTCTTTAATTAGCTCCTGTATTCTAAATTGATTGACCCACTGCCCTTGTGTTGAGCTCTTCTTTATGTACTTGCCATTCCAATTTCTAGTAGTAGTTGGCGACGTTGACTCTACCCAATTAAATACTTCATGGTCAACTAACCGTTTTTTAATAAAATCAATCTTTCCTTTATCATTATAATAAGAGATCATTAATTGGTTGTCATGAGTTACTTCAGAACCTACTATCATACTTTTGGTTTAAACATTTCATTAACGTGTCCACAACTAGAGCAAACAATTACTGGTATAGGAACTATCGAGTCTTGATCAGAGCCAGTCATAAATCTAGAAACTTTTTTAATCATTAATTTTTCTTCAAACGTAGTACTTTTACACTCATCACATTCTAGATAAGGGACCTCAGCAAGGTTTACGTTTAATTTTTGTTTTTCGTTTTCCATTTTTTTAATTTTTTAATAGCCTCGAGCTTGACGATCTATGTTTTCTTTATTTTTTGCCATGTACATGTTATACATTTCTTGCGGCGTCATCCCAATTGAGATAGCCATATTCATGAAAAAGTGTAGAATGTCTATTATTTCAAATTTACACTCAAGTTGATCACGTTCAGTTAGATCAGAAAATTTTAAGTTATCATACTTAATATAGTCTTTTTTCCAATACTTCCAAACTGCACTTCCGCCGCCGTCTTCTATTCCGCCTAGTGCATCAGTTGCTTCATGAATCTCATCCAATAATGCATGAGTGTTTGAGTGCCAAAAATGCATAACTTCCCTAAGTGACATTTTAGAAAAATCGTGACCGTAAACATTAGTTTGAGTGTCCCTTTGAAGATTTAAGATATCGCCTAACGTATCACTACTTTTAGTGTAAAGATCAATGATCTCAAGACTAGCACATTGATTATCAGTATTTGCCATTTTATAATATTTGATATATTATACTGCTAAATAGATTAAGGATCTAGTAAATTTATCGCTTTTTAGAATTTAGCTATGCCTAGATAGATAAATAATTAAAAATATTTTAAAAGAAATGGCAGAACCAAGAGTAAACTTAAACAATTATAAGTCTAGTGGTGTCTATACCATTGAGATAGACGCTAGTGAGAACGTAGTATTGCCTCTTACTACTGGTAGATTAGTGGTTGGATCTAGTAAAGTAGGGCCTTTCAACACAGTTGTGTTAATTAATGATATTCGAACATTAAGAGCAGTATTTGGAGATATTGACCCTAAATTAGAAAAAGCAGGAAGCTTCTTCCATAGAAGTATTGAGGTTGC